CATACACAAGTTTGTTTCTATATCTGGCCATAACATCTCTTAAATATTGTTCGGCCTTGATTTTAGGTAAGTTACCCACATCAATATAGAATATTCTTCTTTCAGGTGCTCTAGCAATTCTGTAAATAACAACAGCGTCTTCAATCATTCTTAATTGATTTACTGGTTTAATTGCTTTGTGTAAATATGATAGTACTTGATTTTGTGTTTGATCTATCAGACCTGATGGACAATAAGAAATAGCATCTGTTGCTATTCTTAATCCACCTGCGTTAGATGTAGCAGTTGGATGTATTCCTCTTTCATTGAAAATATAATATTCTGAAAACTTATTTTCAAATGCAAAAGATGATGGCATTCCATCTGTTCTTTGTTTTCTAACTTCTCTTATTTTTTTGATTTTTCTAGGATCAATATATCTTACTTCAGTAATTCCTAGTCTTGGTGAGTCTTTATCAATAATTTTATGATAGTATAATCTACCATCCACATACCATCTTCTAAAGATGTCGTGGCCTTTAATGTCAAAGTTTAATAACTTTAACACTTCAGAAAAAGACTCTCGTATTCTTTTCTTAATAGAATCTGAATAATCTATTTTACTTAAATCCAATTGTACAGATTGTTGATTTTCATTTGATACAATTGCTTCAGATACTATATCTTCTATTGCAAGATCACACTCTGGATGCAATGCAACTTCTCTATATCTTCTTATTAAATCTAATTCGTTTCGTGCCGTAGCATCAAAACCTCCATAAGACGCAAAAAATCCACCAGCGGGGACGGTTTGTGTACCGTCTTCCGCTTGAGGTGGAACTATATTTTGTCTTGGATCGGTAGAGGGTTCTTTTAAACGCTCTATCTTAAACCCAAACAGTTCAGCCATAATTTAGTTTCTCCTATTACTATTAATACTTATAAGAGTATTAAGTAGTAGTATTTGTTTCAAAGTATTGGTATCTATGTGTAGCAGTAAAACTCTCTACAGAGTTGTTATCGCCATACGATAGTGCAATATCATCCAGAGTTGTTGGAAACATTCCTCTAAATGTGTATGATTTAATCACATTACCATTTCGGTCTAACTGATCAACAAAGGCGTCAACTTGATAATCTACTGGATTTGTTAATCCTTCGTTATCTGACATATTGTTGATACCGTTTAACCATCTTTCGTATGCATTACGAATTAAGAAGTTAGTATCATTTAGAATTGTAGTTGTCCATGTAGCAAATGTTCTATCACCTGCAACATATAACTCTCTTCCTCTAAATGGAATAGCAACTTCGGTTACTGTCATACCTGGTAAAGATGTAGATGTAGTTAAGAAAGACATACTTTCAGTCTCCCCACCTATAGCTGCATATCCAGGGAAAGGCATTGTCACTCTGAATTGGTTAGCACGAGCGCCGCCGCCTCTTAACTTAGCTTTAAAGTCATTTATATTTGGCATGATTCCTCCTACGCTCCTACTACTTCTTCAAATGCAACACCTGTTCTTGTCGCAACGAATTGTAGTTGTATAAAGTTAATTGATCTGTTAGGTTTAACAAATATATCCGCTCTAAACTCATTTCTATCAATGACATCACCAGTATTATTTGATGTATCACAAACTACTAAAAAGTCTGTAACACCTCTTCTACCTTGTACATCTCTTAGGAATGGTTCTACGATATTTCTAAATTGTGCTCTTGTGAACTCATCATTGAACTCAAACAATTGAAATTTAGAAGCCGTAGAGATTGCTTTTTCTAAAGTGATAAACAATCTTCTAACGTTTATTCTATCAAACGCACTTGGAGTAGATAAACCAGTTTTATCACCAAACAAGATTGTACCTTGTCCTGGTAAAGTAACTACTGGATTTATTCTAGCTCTGTATAACTCATCTCTTTGTGTTTTTGATGGGTTGTATGCTAACTTAACAGCACCTCTAATTACTCCTCTGTTGAAACCAGCAGGTGAGAACCATGAGTCTGCGATTAAGTCTGTTCTTGCAGCCAAACCAGCAATATCACCATTTAATGGTACAAATCTAAATAAGTCATTGTATTTGTCGTAAGTATATTTGTAACCACTATCGAATACAACGTATGAAGATGATCTAATACCATCAAAGAAAGCTTTAACGTTTGTTGTTTGTGTTGTTGAACTTGTAACACCAACTACGTCACTTCTTTCTGGTGAAGCAAAGACAATTGAGTCTTTTCTATTTTCAGCAACTGTAATAAGGTTATCTATGTGAGTAGCGTCACCTTTTCCAGCAATGATTAAGTTTACATCTACAGTATCAGCGTCTTGGTATCTTTCATATGCAGTTTTTAATTCTGCAACTGAAGCTGCTGATCCGTCAGCACCAGCACTTAAACTTGCGTCATTAAGAGCTGAAACAGCAGTAAATGTTACTCCTAAAGCAGGATCACCCCAATTACCAGCTGCACCTGTTGACTCGTGAGCAGTCCAATAAATGTATTGTGATCTGTTGTAGATTACATCTTTGTAATAGTTTGAATCACCTTGTGGTGTTTTAGCATCACCTGCTACTGATACTGAGTCATATACTTCTAATACTTCCCCAGCAGTACCTGTAATACCACCATCTTCATCAACCACTACTATGTGTATTTCATCATTTGATCCACCTCTTGCTGAAGTGTATGCTGATGTTCCTGGAGCACCTGATACTAGATCATAGTATCTCCATCTTCTTCTTATTGTTGAAGCGTCAGCTACAGCAGTATGTAAACCACCTGTACCTGAAGGATGTCTTACGAATGTTAAATCATTTGTTGCAATTGCAGTAATTCTGTATTCGTATCCACCTACTTCTCCAAAGTTTATAATATCACCTACGTTTAATACTGAACCATCATCTACTGTAATTGTTGTATCTCCAACTGCTGTTGAAGCATCATCTACTGTAGTTGCTGAAGTATTTTCGTAAGCTGATGCTGTGTTAGGACATATTGAAACTTTAATATTATTTCCCCACGCACCTGCAGTTCTAGCTGCCCATAAACCGTCTGGTGTAAAACCATCCTCATAATCTGAATTATTTTTAATTAGTGTTGCACCACCGCCACTTGCAGTAGCGTTAAATGCACCTGTATTTGTTGCCCGTACAACTCTTAAACTTGATGAGTACTGTAAAAAACTTGCAGCACTAAAAAAGTATTCAAAAGTGTTAGAGTCAGGTTTACCAAACGTTTCAACTAATTCTTTTTCAGAAGCAATAGATACTACTTCATCCATTGGTCCTTGTGAGAATTGTCCTGCAATAGCACCGATCGTTGTAGCTACTGCTGGTATTACGTTTGTTAAGTCTTTTTCTTGTACGACAACACCTGGTGAAACTTGAAATGCCATATATGTTGTTCTCCTCTTATCTTATTAGCTAATAGGTATCATTAATCTCGTGTATATTTATGATATTAAAAATCTTTACTGGCTATACTATAATAAGGTTTTAAATTATAACATTTCTCCTTTTCTAATTGTCACTGGAGTCCATCGTTCTCCTGAGTCGTCCTGAAAACTATCATCATCTAAACCATCATCCATAAACCCGAATGGTGCCATATCTTGTTCTATTGCATTTTGTTGTTCTTCATACATTCTAGCACGTACATCTTGGTCTGTCATCTCTTTAAAATATCTTTGATTTGTTATCCATGCAAATATGACACAACACATAACTAAATCATCATTAGAACCTTCTTCAGCCTGCCAACCACTACCTCGTCTTACAAATGTTGACAATTCTTGTATAGTATGAAAATCGGGTATAAGCATCTTGTCACCTTCAAGTAAAGATTTTAAATTTGAACAACCTATACGTTTTACTTGTTTGGTCATACGAACACCTAGTTGAGTTCCTCGTTTACTAAAACCTCCACCTAATACTTGTCCTGCTCTACCTTTCATCATACACATTAATAAATTTGTGTATTCTAATTCAAATTGTAAAGCGTCTGCTATTTGATGGCCTAAATCATTTACTTCAATACAAATATGAGCATTGTTATATTCTTTTGCAACTTTTTCAATCGTATGAGGAAACAATATAGGTTTTATTTCATTATCTCTAAACTTTGCAACCATCTTATAGGGCATTTTTGAAACATCAAATACAGTAAAGGCTGAATAATCTCTTATCGTACCGCGAGCAACGTCAACAGTCATAACATAGTCTTTACCCTTTTCTACTCTTTCATACATATCTAAACCTGCGTTTGAAACTAATGGTGTAGTGTGTGACAACATTCTTAATTTAGATGGATTAATTAATGTATCAACTGATCCTACAAACTCACATTCAAACTCGGTAGCAAATTGTGCTTCACTAGTGTTTCTTATAGTTTCTTCTTTCCACTTATCATCTCTACCTGGTACTTCAGACCAATGTACTTCGATAGGTTTATAGTCATTTCTTCCATGTATTGAGTCATTCCATAGTTTATAAAACATATTCATTCCATGTGGCGTAGATACAATCATAACTTTAGAAGATTTACCAGAAGAAATTGTAGGATAAACTGAACTAAAAAATTGCTCAGATATATTGTTAGGTATGAAAGCAAACTCATCAAGGAATATTATATTAAATGAACCACCTCGAATAGCAGAACTTGATGTTGCAGCTGCAAGTATCTTTGAACCATTTTCTAATTCAAGTGAACCTTTGTTCCAGTTTAATACACCTTGTTGTAACCATTTAGGTAAGTTTTCGTATGCAAGTTGTAATCTACCTAACAAATCTCTAGCAGTAGAACTTTTGTTGGCAAGTATGGCCACATTGATATTATCATTGAATATAACTTGATGTAGTAGATATGCAATAATAGTAGTTGATTTACCAGACTGTCTAGGTAGTTTACAAATAGAAAAACGATTTTCATGGAATGTCTTAACCATTTTTTCCTGAAATCCATACATATTAAAAGGAACTAATCCTTCATCAATGTTTACAATTTTAGTATATGTCTTTACAAAATGTATAGGGTTTTCCATACACTTAGCAATCTCTCTTATTTGTTCTTCGGTATATTCTTGTTTGAGATTTGCTTTGTAAAGATTAGGGTTACCTAAGTATGCTTCACTCATCATTTACCTTTTTAAAATCTTTATCTTCTTCTCTTTGAACTTGTGTGTTTTTGTTCTTTAACATTTTATGTAATTCTGCTGATGAACCCACAAACAAGGCCTGTTTAATATTTGTATTATTTGTTTTATTAGGAACGTCTTTTAATGTTTTAAGTTTGCCTTGTAAGTCTTGTAATTTATCAACTGTATCAGCAACTTGTTTAATAAGATTGCCTGCAACTTCGTAAGCACGAGGATGTTGACTTTCATTTGCAATATCAAGTATGCCTTGAATTGCGTCTTGGCCTCTTTCGATTAGATTATAATAGTTTTCTCTACTGTATTTGTAATCATTATCCACATCTTCTTTTTCTTTGTCTTCTATTCTAGGAACAGGTGGAGTATATTCTTTTTTGACTACAGCCTTTGTAACAGGCTTGTCGTTAGAGATACCAAGGGCTTCGTTTATTTTTTCGTCTATGCTCATAATTATGCGTCACCATCTGTACTCGGATCGTAATTTTTAGAGTCCGTATAGGTACTTATAGTTGTTGTAAACCCGAAGTCATCATTTGCGTCAGCTGATGTGGGATCTGGTACAACAACAATTCTTTCTTCTCTTTTAGGATCTCCTGATGTATCTGTATATAAATCAGTTTGTGTTTCTTTAATAACACTTTTAGAATAAACAGGACCATACAAATATGTTTTAGCGGTAAAACCTAAAGTATAGTTTACAGCTCTTCTTGTTGTAAATGCACCATCATATGTGTCTTCATAATTGACACTATTTAAAGTTATAGGTACATCTCTTTTAATACCCATTTCAGGAATTGCATTTATAGTTACTGTATAGTCAGGTTGAAAATATGGTAGTAGTTGTTCTATTATTTGTAGTCCATCTTCAGCTGTAGCAGTAAATGAGTATAAATTGAATGATATGTTGTAAGGTACAGGATTATATTGATAATACATTTTACTTGCGTCTGATGTATTAACATTTTTAAATTTACCAATTCTTTGTAACTTACGAGATGAGTCATATCCTATGCCTGATATTTCAAAACCCATACGTGGTAAAGTTATAGCCATTTCTCTTTGATCTAAATTAGGTTGTTGCTCTAATCTTACTAAAAACTTTTCTTTTGGTGAATATGCTAATGGTACCTTTATCTTTTGAACAACATCTCCATCACTATTTGTTCTATGAATAACAATGTTATTAAAAATTGTACCAAATGCTACAACTACTTTTCTTAATGACTCATGGTAAAATTGTTTTCCAAACATTATTCGTCTACCTCACCAAATGGATTACGTTCCGTAAAATCTAATATATCATCATCTTGCGAATCATATGTATCATTGTCAGCATAATCTCTTGTTTGAGTAGCTAAATTAAAATCATCATTTTCTAATATTGCATAGTTATAGTTACCTAAAATTGAGTCACTTGACTCAAGTAATAATCCACCACCATCTTCTAAAACTAGTTGATGTTGTAATGTATCTATTGACAACCTATCTTCAGCTTGATTAATTTCTGGCATACCAGTATCAAATTTTTCTGAACTATATTCAAATCTAGTTGTTTTTAATTTATAAACTGGCAAATTTCCTAGTTGAAAAAATGGCTCTTGGTCTTCAACAAACTGTATTTCAAAAAAACTGTTCATTAAAGGAACAAAAATAACATCACCTTCATTAGGTCTTCCTGTTTTTATAAGTGTTGCTAAGCTGTCAACTTGATTTTGCCAACGTCTTTTTGAAATTACAAACGTTGTGTCTTCTCTTATTTCTAAGCCAAATTTAGATACCAATTCTTGTTCACCTGCAAATCCTTCAGTTGTTTCAACATACATTTCTAGCATATATGATTGATCAAATTTAGAAAGAGTATCCTCTCCTAAAACTAAATCGTGGTTAACAAGTGTTCTTGGTAAATAGTAACAATCGTGGCCGTAAATTTTTAGGCCTTCTATGATTAAATCTTCGTGTAATCTTTTTTCAGCATCGTTTCCGATACCGTTACCGCCTTGAAAGTAATGATTGACTGGCATGTCATTATCCTATCATATATGTTACAGGCGTTTCGTATGTGCCTCTTATTTCTTCTTCTAATTTTCTTATGTCTTCTTGTGCCTCTGAAAATAACTGTTGACCATTTAGTGATACTCCACCAATCATAGTCACACCATTAAATTTTGAAAGGTTTGCACCCCATTGTCTTTTAAATAAGGCTGTGACGTATCTTTTTAAGTATATATCGTTATAAACATCTGTCATAACTGTAGGGTCTAGTTTTCTAAAACATTCAATTACAAGATACTCACCAACTGTAATATCAGTCTTCCAATCCATGTCTATAAACAACTTATTGTTATATTGATTAAATCTGATAGGTTTTTCACCAACTAATATATGATCTAAAAAATCTAAATGTTTCATTACCATTTCGTAATGAATAATTGAAGTAGATGAAAAATCATATAGATCATTTAATCTCATTTGATATCGTATATCAAACATATTTTGATTACCTCTATTCGATAGAGGAAATATTCTTGTAACTGCTAATACAGCTTCTGGTACTACTATGAAATTATTTTGTTCAGTCCATGCAGTAGTTACAGAATTTTTAGTTATACTTGAAGACGTATCTCCATCAGGAGATTTAATTCTATCTACGTCTGCTTGAGTAACTTGATATTTTAGATATGTTCTTTCAACACCATCATAGTGATATTGAGCAAAGTATTGTAACGCTTCATCTAATCTATCTTCTAATTGATCATCATCCGCATTAATTTCAATAACAGGCTTACCTAATGTTCTTAAAGCGTACTGTTTTAATTCTTCTCTACTTGCTGGGTTGGCCATATTAATCCTTTATTACTATTTATATGATTTTCCATCTAGCAATTACACGTACCTATAGTAATCACAAAATAACGTTTTATGATGTAGATTAATAATTTTTACGTTGCAGAACCGTATAACGATTTAACTACAGATCCAGAAGAGTCTAAAATCTGTAACTGAACAGCACTAGTCAAGTTTGATGAAGTCAAACCAGAGATTGTGTTTGAACCAGCAGCAATCGTTTTGTTTGTCAATGTTTGAGTAGAAGTTAATAACGCAATACTAGCCGTATCTGATAAATCAGTTGAAGCGATTGAGATGTTTGCACTACCATCAAATGATTGGCCAGCAATTGTTCTAGCAGTTTCAAGTGTAGTTGCTGTGTCAGCATTACCAGTTACGTCACCAGTTAG